ACCATATCCACTGCTACATCAAATACTATAGCAGCCTGCTGCCTATCAGCTGCACAGCCATAAACTTCTGCACCCCATTCCCCATCGCCACAGGTAAGGTATAGAGCAATGGCAGCAGCTAGTTCACTCTTCCCATTTTTCTTTGGAATTTCTACATAGGCAGTATTATATTGCCGGTAGCCATCTTCTTTAACAGTACCAAATATATCCCGAACAATTTTATCCTGCCAAGGTAGTAAATCAAAAGGCACACCTCGCCATACCCCCTTGGTGTGTTTCAAATTATTGATGAAGGTTGCTACCCGCTCTGCTTTTTCATGGTCAAAGAGCATTATTTGCTCACCCTTAAAAGTTCCTCCATTGGATCATCCGTTGGGGTTTCTGTAGTGTCCACCCTGATTCTAGTTCGGGCAGCAGGGGTAAGACCAAATTCAGAGCAAAAATCCTTCATCACCTTGAGATAAGTCTGAGCAATGGACACCTGAGGCACTTGTTGGATATAGCCTGAAGGAGTCTTAAAGATGGTGCCGTGTTTAGATAAAAATTCCTCTGCTTCCTTCCATCTGGCATAGGCTTGGCAATAACCGGCAAAGGCGGCTTTATCCACTTGAGTTAAAACCCCGATAGCCTCTAAAGTCTTGGCCATCCGCTTCCATTCTTTCTTTGCTTCCGGCTCTAGCCATGACGGGCAGCGGGGTGCCTTCTTTTCTGGCTGGGGTTCTTTATTGTTTAACGGCCTTTTGCCGGGGTTACCTTCCAAAACTTTAAGTGCAGTCGGTTTGGGTTTTCTTCCCCGTGTCGCCATAGCTTTTCACCTCCAATTGAAAAAAGGCCCGAAGGCCTTTAGTTCCATTTCCTACTTTTTACTATACCACTCCGCCGGCATTTTCTATTGCCATGAGTATTTCGGCTACCCAGTCCGTCTCTGTTAATCTTCCATCGGAATCCCAGAACATCTCTAAATCCTCCACCAGATCCACTAGCTTTTCTACATCCTCTTTAGCATCTTCCCACCCCAGCACACAAATCTTTTCTACTGCGGTAGTAATCAAACCTTCCATCATAATTTTTAGTTGTCGCCCTGTCACCCTTTTCACCCCCCTGTGGTTTTGGTATGTCTATACATCACTCAATAGGGAGGTAATATCAAGGGTTATTTTCTAATCCCCGGAAAATTATAATTGCCTCTCTTTACCGCTTCATGTTCAGCCTCTACCGCTTTTTCGTAATCCTTATCTTGCCTTTCTTTTTCCTTGCAATCCAGGCAGATGCAGTCCTCGTTAAACATTGACATTATTCGGCCCTTCCTTAAATCCTTGCCGCATCTATCACAGTGCTTTTGTGTAAAGAATTTGTCCACTTTGAGCACCCCCTAACTTTTTTTATGGGTTTGACAGGCTTGCCCTGTTTGGCTTTATTATCACCACTAAACCCTTTGTCCCTATTTAAGTTTTAGCTCGCCGCTGTGGCCAACGGGGGGCCGAAGCAACCCCCTCTTTTGGTTATTTCCGTAGCCTTCTTACTCCACTTCCACATAATCCATAATTATTTGTAGAGCCCTATCATAGCTTTCTGATTTGAAAATCCTGTCTACCATTTCTTTAGCTTCCTCTTCAAGCCCAGCCCTTTTTAAGGTTCTGCTGGCGATGCCCATCAGGTTAAAGATGTTGCCGTCTTCTCCGATAAGTTTGCATTTTGGTTTAGTCATTTACGCTTCCTCCTTGGCCTGTTTTCTAAAAGCGCTGTTGCCAGAGAGGTGTTTAAGCAATACCTTTCTAGCGGTTTTGTATTCATTGCCAATCATCCCCAAGCGTAAAAGCCAAGTTCTAAAAGTGTATTTTTCGTTATCGGTAGATTTGACCTTTAGCCGAGGCGTTTCTTTTTAATCCCCGAGCACTTTTGTTTATCAGAGCTAATAGTTGGGTGGCCGCTTCTACCTTATCTGGGTCGTCTCCATCCTGGCCCAGCTTAAAGGTAATAGTTTCTTTTTCAAAATCAAAGTCAATGCCTGGGCAGTTAATGCCTTCCATGGCTTTTCGAAAATGGTCCAAGCTTGCCATTGGTTCTTGAGCTAAGGCAGTAATGGCTTCTTCGCTTACAAGATCGGTTTCAATATCAAGAGCTTTTTTAATTAAGGGCTGCTTGCTGTAGATTGTGTGGATTAAGTTGCGTAGGCTTTTCCCTTGATAGCCTTCCAGTGGTAGTCCTATTTCCAAGGCAACAGGTTCTTCTGTTTCAGAAGCAGTTTCTTGAGTAGCTTCCACTTCCATATAATCCTCTTCTACCATGTTTGCCAGCAACTCCTCCAGCTCTATTTCCTGCCCTTGGGTGTCTAGAATGTTGCTGTGCCGGTCAACGGTGTAATCTCCTACTTGATAGGCAAAGCTTGGCGCTCCTAGATAAGCGGGAGCCACTTCCAAATGCTCTGCCAACTTGTGTACAAGTTCTTTCCTAGTCATTTTCAATCCCTCCTGTGGTTTTTGGTATGTCTATACATCACTTATAACCACAGATAAGTCAAGGATTATTGCAAAAGGATATTGGTTTATCTGTAACTAAAAAAAGCAGGCTTTTAAACCTGCTCTTTACTATTTTAGCTCCAAGGCAGTATACCTAGGGTAAGTGTAGCCTTGTGGGTCTATCAAAACCTTCTCCCCGGTTTCTACATTGGTAACCCTGATGCAGCTTGCTTCCGGGTCAATCCAAGGTTGGTCTTGAAAGAAGTCTTCCGCAAACTTTCTAAATTCTGCTTCGCTTAATTCTACTTCGCTGGTTACTGTATAACTTTCTCCCGTTTTCCCTTCCGCTAGGGCTCTAGCTGTTAATTCCTTTAAATCCTCGAGATTAGCAATCTTTCTACCAAATAGCGCTTTCTTTTTCTCCGTTTCTTTTTGAAGACCACCGGTTTGAAGAAGCTCTTTCATTTCACCTGCTGTGTAAAGCAGGCACTGGTCATCTTGGGCATCTACCGGGGAAAGGACAATGGACCCCTCCCATCTTCCTGCAATTTCATAAACTTTGTTGTTGTAAGTTGCTATAAAGCGTTGTTTCTTTTTCACCTTGCTTACCTCCTGTGTTTTTGGTAGTCTATATATCACTTATAAACACAGATAAGTCAAGGGTTATGGGGCATCTTCTTTTATCTTTTGCACTTAAAGGACTGCTTTTGAAAACGAATGCAGGCCGTAAGGTGCGTAATTAAAAGCAGGCTTTATAGGCCTGCTTCTTCCCATCTCGTATTAGAAAAACCTCTTTATCAGAGCCCATGTATTCAATGTATCTTTTTACCCCTACATCTACATATTTTTCATCGAGTTCAACAGCGTAGCAAATGCGATCTGTTTGTTCACAAGCAATCCCCGTTGAAAAGCTTCCCGAAAAGGGATCGAGAACAATGCCATTTGGAGCACTACTGTTTTGTATAGGATAAGCACAAAGTGCCACCGGCTTCATTGTAGGGTGTTCCTCGGATTTCTTGGGTCGGTCAAACTGCCATACCGTTGTTTGCTTACGGTCTGCATACCATCTGTGCCTACCGGTAGGTTTCCAGCCATAGATTATGGGCTCGTGTTGCCACTGGTAATCGCTCCTACCTAGTACCAAAGAATCCTTAACCCAAATACAGACCCCGGAAAGATGAAAGCCAACCTCCCGCACAGCGTTTCTAAAATTAAGCCCTTCCGTGTCAGCATGGAAAACGTATAGAGCCCCACCATCAGCAAGAGCATGGTAAATATTCTTAAAAGCTGCTAGTAGAAACTGATAAAATTCCTGGTCCTTCTGGTTATCGTTTTTAATAAGACGTTCATTTTCCTTACCAGCGGTGAAATTGACATTATACGGCGGGTCCGTTACTACCAGATTGGCCTTCTTACCATCCAATAATTTTTCATAGGTTTCCGCTTTCGTGCTGTCACCACAAAGTAGCCGATGACGACCCAACAACCAGAGGTCTCCTGGCTTACTAATAGCCGGTTCTTTCAAAGCTTCATCTACATCAAAGTCATCTTCTTTAACATCTTTATCGTGAACTTTAGAAAACAGATCTTCAATCTCAGCGGCATCAAATCCAGTTAAACTAATATCGAATATTCCATTGTCCAGCTCGCTGATTAAATCCGCCAGCTTTGGTAAATCCCATTCACCACTGACTTTATTTAGGGCCACATTTAAGGCCTTCTCTTCTGTTTCATCCAGATTCACTACCACACACTCAATCTCCGTATGACCCTGATGTTGTAATATTTTTAATCTCTGGTGACCACCGACAATGTTTCCCGTCTGTTTATTCCAGACAATGGGTTCCACATAGCCAAAGGTTTCTATGGACTTTTTAAGCTTTTCATATTCCGGATCTCCTGGCTTTAAATCTTTTCTGGGATTGTATTTAGCTGGGTTTATTTTTTCTATTGGTATCTTCTGTATGTCCAAAAATAGCCCCCTCCTTTTCCTCCTTGTTTTTAACCTCTTTTGA